ATTGTTTCACCAGGATATATTAACATGGGTATTGTTTCTGTTGTTGGCGATAAAATTGTTCTTTACCTACAAAATAAAATCAAGTTAGGTATTTCAAGTCGTGGTGTTGGTACACTGAAAGAAATCAATGGTGAGAACCTTGTTCAAGATGATTTTGAATTAATCGGCTTTGACTTAGTTGCAACACCAAGTACTCCAGGCGCATATCTCTTCCCTGAGAAGAGCGGAGACGTTAGTTTTGGTGAGAACTATGTAAAGAAAAACGGCATCTTGCTTAAGGAAGATGAGGGTAAAATAGTTACTGCAATCAATAAATTCTTGTTATAAAAACGCATAAGATAATTATAAAAAATAAGATATGCAAGAAAATCGGTGTTGTTTTTATTAAAAATTACACTTTTTCCTAACGAGAATGTATTTATATGTATTAGATACGACATTTTAATAAAATGAAAGACGATAAGAAACAATCGGTAATTAAAGAAGCATTACTTGAATTCACAGAAATCCAAGATGCTGCTGTTGCTAATGCTAAAAAAAATTTAGCTGAAAAATATCCTGAACAGTTTAACAACTTGTTAAAGGAAGAATTAAATAAAAATAAAACGGCAAAAGAGTCTTATAAAAAACTAGACGAAAGCAAAGAATCTGATAAAGATGATGTCGAATCAAACAAAGAATCTGATATGAAAAAAGAAAAAGAGACCAAAAAGGTCGTAAAAGAAGGTGAAGAGAATCAACCATTTGATGATAAAGCACCTGAAGTCGGACCAGACGTTGTAAAAGAAGAACGTGAAAAAGATTTCATGGGAGACGTTGAAAGCGATACTCCAAACATGGCTGATGGTAAAACCGAAAAAGGTGATACTTATGTCGAAAAAATTACAACACAAAAGGACACTCTTGCAAACAAGACTTCTATTAAGGAAGAGTTTGACATAACAGACCTTGATACACAAAGTGTAGGTGGTGCTTTAGAAAACGCTGAAGAAGATGACGAAATTATTACAATGGACGAAATCGAAGGCGCAATACAAGGCATGAATATGGATGAAGAACTCAGCGATATGGCTGGCTTACCTCGTCCTGAATTACAGAAACGTGGCACACCCGAAGGTGAAGGCGGTGATGCATTCACACAATTAGTTAAGATGCGTGAGCAACTTGATGAAATGATTAGTGGAATGAACATCGGTGAACAAAAGAATAAGGGTGGACAGGGAGCTAATAAAGTAAACCCTGGTGGACCCACTCAAAAAATGATTGACGAAGAGGACGAAATCACTGATGCCGATGTAATGGCAGTTTTAGGTGACGCTCCTGATGCTCCAACAGCAATGGAAGAACAAGAAGAAATTGTTGATGAAAACATGGCACACACCCAGACGCATGACAATGCTAGAAAAGCTTGTGCTGAAAACAATACCAATTATGGTAAAGCTGACAGATTACGTGATGCAGTGAAGAATGAGAGCGAAGAAAAAAAGATTGGTAGTTTAATTAGTGAAAACAAAGGTTTGACAAAGAAATTAAACGAAACCAAGAAATTCAAAAAATCAGTAACTACGTTAGTTGAGCAATACAAATCAGCACTTGAGAAGTATCGCAATCAATTAAAGGAAATGGCGACTTTCAATACCAACTTAGCGCATGTAAATAACCTATTGGTAAATGAAGGAAATGAAGGCAAGCAAACCTACTTTAACTGAAAGCATTGAAGGCAAAGTGACTGCTTCTGTCGCTCCATCTTCAAAGCAAAAACTTGATGAAGCAAAAGAAGTAACGGCATATGCAAACGATGCTCATATCATGAAAATGAAGAGACTTATCGAGTATGTTGAGAAAAGAGGCAAAAAAATAATTTAAGAAAAATATAAAAATTTAATAAAATGGGATTTTTAATGGAAAGTGCGGAAGTTGGTAATATTGGTTTAAAGCAACTCCGTGAACAAAGAGAAATAACAAGCAATCGCTGGGAAAAGATTGGTTTGTTAGAAGGATTAGAAGGAAACGTAAAAGAAAACTGTGCTCAACTTTTTGAGAACCAACTTTCACACATGATTAATGAGTCAAGTGATTCATCAAACAGTGGTCAGTTTGAAACAGTTGCTTTTCCTGTAATCCGAAGAGTATTTGCTAAATTGTTAGCAAACGACATCGTGTCTGTACAGGCACTGAACCTACCTATTGGTAAGTTATACTACATCAATCCAAAAACTAGTGTTAGGGTTGACACAACAACTGCACCTTGGACAGAGCAAGCAGAAGGCTTCCACACATCACCTGATGGTGCTTATGGAAACGCTGCTGACAAAGCTGCTGATTCAAGAACTCAGTTTGAAGACCGTTCATTATATGATGCATTCTATGCAACTAAGTATGATGAAGAAGGAACGTCATTATTTGACCGTTCAAAAGGTGACATCACTGTCGTAACTGGCGCAAGTTCTGCTGCTACTTGGACTGTTGGAACTGATAAGTTTGTTGAAGTAACAGTTAGTGGAATTTATTCTACTGAACAAGGTAAATTAGTTGGACCAACAGGTGTTCCTATGGACACCGAATCATTCCTTGCAGGATTGAAAGTTGCTGCTACCCTTGAATTAACTGCTCCTGCTCCTTATGCATCTGAAGGTATCGCTGCTGGTGATAGCATTCCTTTCAACGTGAAAGTTCAGAAGTACGGACAAGCTATTGTTAATACTGATGGACAACTTGTTCTTCTAGTTGACGTACAATATGCAGGTACTAATGGTTACCAACCACTTAGTGGTGCAAGTAACCCTGATTTTGTAGTAACATACAGAACATATTCAGACCTTGAGGAAGACTCAAGAATGGCTGAAGTTACATTCCAATTAGACCAAGTTACTGTTTCTGTTGAAACACGTAAAATGCGTGCTATGTGGACATCCATAACATTGATGCTGAAGCAGAACTTACTGCTTTATTGTCAGAGCAAATGGCTGCTGAGATTGACCGTGAGATTCTTCGTGACCTTCGTAGAGGTGCTGCTTGGACTGCTCGTTGGGACTATAATGGTCTTCGTAAGCAAGGTAGTACTAATCAGTATTATGGCGTACAGAAGGACTGGAACCAGACGTTGATTACTAAAATCAACCAGATTTCAGCACAAATTCACAAGGCAACCCTTCGTGGTGGCGCATCTTGGGTAGTTGTTTCTCCTGAAGTATCTGCTGTATTTGATGACCTTGAGTATTTCCACGTATCTAATGCTGCTCCAGAGCAGGATAAGTACAACATGGGTATTGAGAAAATCGGTACTTTGAGTGGACGTTATCAAGTATATCGTGACCCTTATTCACCTGCTAACACAGTGTTGGTTGGTCATAAAGGAACTAGTATCTTGGAAACAGGTTACATCTACGCTCCTTACGTACCTATGCAGTTAACTCCTGTAATGTACAATCCTTTCGACTTCACTCCGATTCGTGGTATCATGACTCGTTATGCGAAAAAGATGGTATTGAACAGATATTACGGTAGAATTTACTGTGATGGTCTTCAGGTCTTCGGAATTGGTGACTTAGTATAATCGATTGATTCGATAAAGATAAAAAAGGGAGGCATTTGCTTCCCTTTTTTGTTTTATATAACTATTTATAAACGTATGAAAAAATTAATATTTGTTTTGGCACTAATTTTATTTGGTGCGGGGTTATACGCACAGAACAGTGCCTATGGCAAAGAAATTTATAAAGATTACGGTACATTTAGATTAGTAACTGATGAAGGTAATGTTGTTTCCTTAAGTGCATTTGTTACTATTCAAGAAGAAGAATTAGTTGTTCATGATAAAGAGGTTCTGAATAAAAGGGAGTTAAAACAATTGAAATATGAAATTCCTGAAATCGAATATCATTATGAATTATATCTTGTGAGTAAATCGGTATATGAAGGAGATACCACAAATACTTGGATAACTGAATTTAGATTATTTGTTGATGGTAAGGATGTGCAAATTAATCAGTTTCCTGATGGTCGCACATTGTCGGTTGGACCAGAACCAACATTAATTTACACCCATCATGACACCAACGGATTCATTGAATTTGAATTGACATGGGGGAGAGTAATATATGAACCAAGGACTCGTAAATAAGATAATTGAAGCTGTCTTTAGAATACTAGATTACATTAAAATTAAAAAGAAAAATAACACTATGCCAGATAATCAGCAACTAGCACAACCCACTAGAACAGTTACAATTGGTGCAAATACCGTAGTACAATTTACTCTTAAAGGGTTTATTGGCACTATCATGACTATTATGGGTGTTTTCGCTAGTTTTTACTTCATGGTTTTTGAACCTAGAGCCGATAAGGTTGAAGCATATCAAAAAGAGTTGATGGATAAACAACAGGTTGAAAACGCTAAACAATTTAAAGCCATGAATGATGGCATAACTGCAAACGGTAAAGGGATTCTTGACCTTGGTAAACGTTTCAACGACCTCAACAAAGCTGTTGAAGATATTGGTGATAGTAGTGGTGGATTTGGTGGAAGCGCAACCAGTTCTTCAATTATAGATGAACCAGCGGTTGACCCTAGACTAGCTGAGAATCATCAGTAGAATCATCATCTTCAAAAGCAACCCATTTTAACACAGCAAATCCTTCATCAAGATTTTCATATTCTTTAAGTCGTCTGCGTAGTTGTACTACACAATCCTCCATCTTTTTTTGGATGTCTTCTAATTGAATTTCTATTCCATCATAAATAAACCAACTGAAGACAGTCCATTTATTTTGTTTCACTCTAGCTTCACCATAAAAATGAATTTTCTCCCCTAGTGGGTCGAATACTATTTTGATTCTCTGGTGTTTTTCTTCTTCTATTTTAACTATCCATTCCATATTAATTTCTTTTACACCTACAATACTTTTTAAATCCAATTGGTTCATACGGACTCGCCCTTCTATCAATTTCAAGTCCACATTTCGGACACGGTTGATTAAATCCCATTCCAAGTTGACTCAAATCATATGGGTTAGCATTAGAATATTTTTTCTTTGTTATTTCAGAAAACTGTTTCTTTGTAAGTTTTTCCCTTCCCATAATATTAATTATTCATCACTCCAATCGTTATCAAAAATCAAATCTAGCTTCGCCCTAGTGTATGCAACGTATTGCAAATTCTTTTCTTGAATATGCTGCCAAGGTTTCGCTGTTTGCATCGGCAATAAATCAGGTCTAATTATAAATACTCGATTTGCTTCTAAACCTTTGATTTTATGTACCGTACTAAGTACGATTCCCTGAATTTCATCAGTAAAGATTGATTTTATCTTGTGCTTTAGGTCCAAAATGCTGTCAGATATCTGAGCCAGAAACAATAGTGTCTGAACTTTATCAGCAAGTGCAGCATAACCACTATGGTCGTTTGGTTCGAGAATTCCTTCTGCCTTTAAGTTATTCCTAAATGAACTAAGTTCACTTTCCCAAAAACTAATTAACTTCTCAAGATTGTTGATTTTACCGATTAATTCGATTAAGTGGACCCCAATATCACTTCCTTTGATAATTGCCTTCTTTCGCTGCGTAAGGAACTCGAAAAACAGTTTTACGAGTGGCATTGTAGTTCTACAAAGAATGAAATCACCACTCTTGGCTTCCTCAAGCGCATTTCCATCCCTAACACTGCCTTCGGGTGCATCGGGGAGTGCTTTGATGTCAGGCACGATTTCTTGCGCCTTTCTTATCACGGCTTGTGAACATCTAAATGACACGGAAAGCGGTAAAACTTTGGTGTTTGGGAATTTCTCAAACCACTGGAAGCTCTTTTCGTCAGCAGCATTAAATCCGTAAATTCCCTGAAAGAAATCACCAACGGAAATCAGTCTACCTTCAACTTTTTTCGTTGTTCTATTCTTTTTCAACACCTTTTCGATGATTCTGATTTGACAACGATTCAGGTCTTGAACTTCATCCACAAAAACGTAGTCTTGAGGGAAAAACCAAATGGCGTTATCAATTGCTGGTAAGAATATCATGTCGGTGTAGTCGAAAGTCTTCCTATTAGTTGTCATGAAATCCAATACCTTCAGCGCACGCTTAATATCTTTGGGTTTTCTGAGAGGTATATCGTATCGTTCCGCAATATATGGAATATAGTCAGGTTTTATTGTTAATGTTAGTCTACATAAGTTACAGAGTTTCTTCATGTTATTGAGATATACCGAAATCTCTTCTTCAGATTTAAGTTCATCATCCAATCCCCAGGATTTTGACTTTTTTAGTATAACTTTATCGGCTTTGAACTCATCGAATTGAATACTGTCACCATATTTCCTTTTAAGTGCCGACATACCTAACCCATATGTGGTGTAACACCTTACATGTTCAGGTAGCTTAGTCTTGAGTTCTTCCTGAATGTGTTTGTTGAATGCCAAAAACATTATTTGCTTATCAATTGGCAGTAGTTTCACGGCTTCGATAATTGTAGTCGTCTTACCAGCACCTGCGTAAGCCTTAATTAAAAGGTTTTCAGGTCTTTTCTTCGTGAATAAGAAGATTCTGTCTTGCTCTTGTGTTGGTTTAATCATATTTGTCAAGTAAATGGAACGCCATTTTCGGTTTCTTCATTCAACATCTCATCAATCCATTTCTGAATTAATATTTGATTATTGGCAGGTCTGCCAAATTTCAAATCTTTAAGACAATCAACTAAATGATATCTTGATGGCATTTTTAATGGTAATCCTACGTTTTTTGACCTTTGTTTGTCGGTCATTGGCTCTCTAAAAATTTTAATTTCTTCCATAATATTTATATTTTAACCCAATGTTTATTTGTTATTCCATCCTTTAATTCATATATATCCATGCAAGGTAAGAAAGTTTCTTCATCATAATATTTCACAGCCACTCTTAATCCCTCCACCCTATCATATATTTTGCCTTCGTAAATAATGTCTTTATCAGGCAACGCATCACGTTCTTCAATACTACTAACTTGGGTATGATATGCACAATCAAACGATAACTGCAATTCAGCACTATTTCTCATCATACCATAAAGAATTACTGCGACCTCATCACCAAGTTGACTAAGTAGTCTCTCTGCTTCATCCATTTGTTCAACTGTATCGGAATCCAAGTCTTCTGTTCTACGAGCCAATAGGTCTTGGAGCATATACCTAGTGATTTCCAATACAAGAAAGCGGTCTTCTGGTTGTTGTTCATAGTCTTTAGGTAATTCGATACAGGGTCTACCTTGTTCATTTAAACCAATTTCATATTTGAAGTTGTACATAAAGTTGTTATTAATAGAGTTAACCACAAATATAACATAATCTTTTGACATCAAAACGATTTTTTAAAAAAACTTTTTAGTATTTATATGAAAATACGAAATCATGATTATTACTAAAGGACGACTTCAAGAAATAGCAAAGCAAATTAATCTTGATGAAATGATGGAAACATTTCTTGGTGAAGCCAAAGAAATAACCACAGTTGAAGATTTTTTCGATTTCCTGGCAACAAATCCAAAAGCAGGTAGCTCTGCATTTGTTTATTACTCATATCCAGTAAAAATTAATAAGAACCTAGAAGGAAGAGGTAAGAACGCAACTAAGAACCCAATGTGGAGCGAAGACCTTGACCACGCCATTATTTTTAAAAGTAGTTGGTATTCTTTCAGTTTCGGTCAATTATATGCTGATAAAATGAAAAAATTAAATCCTGATTGGGAACCACAACAAAATAGAGAATATTCATTGGTGAAACATCCCGATATGAAATATGTTGAATCAGGATCAAAAGGTGATTATTTCACCATCTTACCACAAGGGTTCGGTAAATCAACATATGCGGTTTATGATATAGCTTCTGGTGCTGAAGGTCTTAAAGACCCAAATAATTACAGAGTTATTGAAAATTTTGACGAAATTAAACCATTCTTCCCTGTAAGAAAAAATATGGGTGAGCCTTTTCCAACAAGAAAGTTGTTCGTTAGTAGAGTATATGAGTTGGCAGCAGGTAATCACTTGTTGAAACCCGCAGATTTTAAATATGTTTACTTTGGGGAGAAAGCTCAAAGTAGAAGTTAATATAAGATATTATGGCATTAATAACAGTCGCAGATAAAAATAAATTATACCTAAAAGTCAAGCACGAATTAGGATATCCTTTAAGACCATTTGAAATCTTTGATGAGATGATGGATTCTTACTTAGAAATGGTTATTGAAGACTATTCTTCATTAGTTAATCAATGGTTGATTCATCAACAATGGATTGGCTTAGAGGGTATGAATAAAGAAACTGGTGATTTCCTTGCAGCATTTACAACGAAACCAAATTCCTACATGGAATCTTTCACCTACGCATATAGTCGTCAGGTTGGGTTGGGTACAAATGCACCAGCAGCAACAGGTTGGGAACTCAAGAGAGATTATATCATTTGTAGTGCCCATACACAGCATTACATAATTCCCGCTAACAGAGAAGTTAATGAAGTGCTTTGGGAAACCCCGCCTCAAATCGATGGTGGACTCGTTGACCCATTCGCATTGAACGCTTGGAGTGCTGGTATGATGGGTATGTCATATCTTGGCAGACCTGCATTATATGTGCAGCCGACTTATTCTACATTATTAAGCGCACAGGACCGTAGGATGAAACAAAGGGTGTTGCAGTCAATACTAACGTATCGCATTACTGGTTTGGCTAGTGGTGAGAAAATGTTGCATCTATATCCTGTTCCTAATGACCGTCATGAAATCGCAAACACATGGGGTAAGCATTACAGTGGAAGAAAAGTGTGGTATTGGTATTACGACACAACAGGAAGTGAAAGAGATAAGTGTTTGGAAGAAAATAGTGATATTGTTAAATTACCATCAGACCCACCAACAAGTATCTTGGAATGGGGTAAAATGAATGATGTTGCTCATCAACAGATAAGAAATCTATTAATAGCAAAAACCAAGATGGTAATTGGTGGTGTTCGTGGATTTTATAGTGGTGAACTTGGAGTTGCTGAAAAGCAATTGACTATGGATTATCGTCACCTTCTTGATGAAGGCACTAAGATGAAGGAAGATACTGAAAAAATTATCTTGGGGCAACTAGAGAAACTAAGTCAGGATAAGCTAGTTGAAGAACGTGCTAGAATCGCTGAAAACGTTAATAAAGAACGTGGATTCCAACCACCAATGTACCCAATAATTCCGATTTAATGAAAAAGAAGAAACAATTAACTAACATTGAGGACAATAGAATGGGACTTTTTATGTCCGATAATTCTTTTGATTTGGATGTGATGTACGGTAGGAATTTTTTGCAAACCGACAACGCACAGAAGGTTGTTATTCATAAAATCAATCTACTTGAAACTAAATCACATAGTCTATATGGTCAATCAAAAACTAAAGATAAGAAATTCTTAGCTCCTGTTGAACTAAGTGTTATGGTAACCATTAGTGAAGGTAAACAAGAGTATTATGGTGGAAATCTGGGTGGTATAAGTCGTGACGATAGTGGTAATATTAGTTTCGGTGTGTATCTCAAGGAGTTGGAGGAAAAACAAATTGAAGTCGATAGGGGTGACATCATTGAATACAACATGAGTGGCGAAAAGAATAGATATTACGAAGTTGAAAGTGCAAATAATGTTATTGATGAAACAAATAAGACCATTGGTGGTTTCAAGCCATATTGGAAGAAAATTGTTGGAGTTCCTGTGAAGGAAGACGTTGTTCCATTCTTAAGCGAAACAAAAGGATTCAAA